TGCGGAACGGAGCGTTTCGATTTTCTGCTTCTGCTGCTCGATTTCCTTGTTCAGCACCTGGTTTCTTGCCGTGAGAGCCTCGGCGGATTTGTCGTTCTTGTCGAACTGCGAATCCACCAGTTTCATTTCAGAGCCTAGAACCTTGAAAGAGTTGTTTATATCGGCGAGGGATTTCTTGAATTCCTTTTCGCCCTCAAGACCTATTTTCAAGCCGAAATTTTCGGACATTCTGCGTCACCTCCTTGAAATGGGCATAAAAAAAGAGCCTTGCGGCTCGGGGGATATAAACAAGAGCATTCCTTGACGAGATTATGCAACCGCAAAGAATGCTCTTTAGTTATTGGCTATTTGGTATCCGCATAATGTTTTTTCAACAAATCCTGCTTTTTCCAAATTGTTAAGGGAAGATATAATATCTATTTCTGTGAAACGATTTGCTTTGTCTTGCGACCATTGTTTAAATTCCCAAATCACTTCCTCTAAATTTGCACATCTCTTTTTTTCTATGATATAGAGTGATGTTCCCGCACCCTCCACTGCTTGACTATCAATTAAGGAATTAGTAAAACTAGCTGCCCTTTCTATGAACGGAGTGTAGAATTCAAGTTTTTGAACAGTATTATCGCTTATCAGTTTTCTCATCAAAATGTCATAAGCCTCTTGGGTACTTTTGACCTTGTGATAACGTTGATACTCTTGGATTCTCTTTGAGATAACCTCTATATCATGATCATATGGTCCATATTTATCCTTTACAAATCTAAAATAATTTGTGCCCGATAATATTGTCATAAAATATGCAGTCTTTTGCAAGCATATCTTATTAAAGTGAGAATCATCAAGACAGAACTTAATTTTCATTAGTATTAAGGCGGAGAGTGAAAGTTGTGGTTCGTTCGCAGGAATTGACTGATAATTTTTTGAGGGTTCAAAAACAAAAATGGAAACACTATCATCAAAGCAACCCATTTTTTGTATTATTAAGGTTTTAACGTCACACCAATTAAGTCCGCCATTTCCGCACCCCAACGGTGGAATGGCAATTGATTTAATGTTCCTATCAGTCATTAATTTTACAAGTTCATCTAATCCGGCTGAAATATATTCCATCTTAGATTTTTCACGCCATTTGTTTTTGGTGGGAAAATTAATTATCAGTTTGGAACCAGTAAGAAAAATGTGAAGAACTCCTGGCTTAAGCTTACTAGACTTACATTTTTTTACATATTCATCATTCATTTCAGGATATCGCATTTTAAATTGATAGGCTATGCCTTTTCCCATGAATCCTTCACAATTAACTGTGTTAACGAGTGCGAATGCGTCTGATTCAAACAAGTTTCCTGTTACAAATCGAATCATGATTACCCCTTATCGACAAACCATTTCTGAACATTTATATACGGTGGCTTATTAGTGATATTATACTTTTTCAGTATATCTTCCACATATTTCTTACAATTTTCGTCCAGAACATTAATTGACTGAAAATATTCTATAGGAATAGTTAAGGGAGATAAGCATTCAGCCATTCTCACCTGCTTGTGATATCTCAAGTCAACTCCTGCAGTCTTGGCTTCAGAAATGCTAATTTCCATAACATCCCAGTCAATTTGTTTTAATCCTTCATCATACCCTAATAAATTTGGCTGTTCCGTGGATGCAGGATGAATAGGTAAAATTAAAAAGTTATTTTCTTTTGCTATATCACGATGAATACATAAGTATATAAATTCTTTACCTGTATTATTATTCTTAACAGCAGTATCATATGCGGTATGGATATGAAAATGAAATGGAATATATTGAGATAATCCAAGACGGTTTCTTTCTTGTAAAATGTCATGATCTGCCGTATCTGTAAAGCTAAGATTATTTCTAGATAATTCATCTCTTGACATTAGTCCGTTTTTTACAATAGATTCAAACGAATCAATTGAGGTTAAATGGTAAAATAATTTTCCGTCCTTAATACTCATACAATACCTCCTAAGACAAACTATTTCATTGCATATGGTTACACATTATTTACAGAGTTCATGACATTTTGGGATAATTCCATGTCCTTATTTACTAATTATACCACAACACCTTTGCTTTTTCAACCCTTTTTTCAATCAAATTCCCATCGGCACAACCTCATCAATATCACCCTCCCGCTTAGGCTTGGCAATCCCTATAAACTGCTTATGGCACTCCCACAAATCCAGCAGAAACCCAAACGGCATCAGCCACACCTCTTCCGAATTGAGGTGCAGCTGCACCGTGCCGTAATAGAACAGCCGGGTGAACAGTTCTGCGTCATTCACTCGGCTGTTACTGCGTTTTTTGAGGTATCATCGCTTTCTACATTTCGTTTCGTGCCTTTCAGCATAGCTTCAGTGATTGCGTCCTTGTACTCGGCAAGCTCGCCGGGGGATGTCAGAAGCTCCACGGTTTCCTCGGTGAGAAGCGGCTTTTTCTCGCTGTTTCTGAGGTTGTAGATTTCAATGCTCTGATTGCAAAGCAGAGTAATCAGCCAGATTATTTCATCAAGCGCCATCTCCATATTTTCAGACTTCATCAGCTTATCGCCGAGATTGTCAAGACCGCCATAGCGCGCCGAAATAGCCTTTGTCGCCCTGGTGGTGAGAATCATCTCGTGCTGTTCGCCGCCGATCATAATTAAAGAACTGCGTTCATTCGTCATTGCTCATACCTCCGTTACTTGCCTGTTTCAGCAGGCTTTGCTGTGAATGTGGGTTCATACACAGACTTGTACCAACCCGTGATTACGCTGTCCGGAACGTTCTTCTCGCCCTCGGTAGCTTCGGCTTTCCACGGGTGTTTTCCGTTTGCGTCCGGCTTGTTTCTGCGCAGAACCGTACCCTCGATTGTAGGCGTGGAAAACGTGATACTGTCGCCCTTTGTGGCAAGAGAAGTTGACGGAATACCGAACTTGACTCTGTACAGCCAGAAGTATCGGTACTTGCCGTTGGATTTCTTCGCCCTGAATCCGATAGCCACGGGCTTACCGCCGTCCTCGCTGGTGGAAATGACCACGTTATTGCTGTCGATAGTCGCTCCCGTCAGAACCGAAGCCGCGTCATTTCCTATATCGTCAATGCCAAGTGAAAGCGTTCCGCTTTTGAACTCCTTGACGATTTCCGAAGCGCCGTCATCAGCGTAGAGAGTAGCTTCCGCAAGCTCCACGGAGAGATCAGCCGAAATCGCCTTTGCAAGCGAAGCGGGAACTCCGTAGGTTTCGCTTCCGTCACTGTCCTCGGTTATTTCAGCGTAGAACAGCTTGTCAAGACCTATTGTTGCCATTTATATCTCCTCCATTTCATAGTTTTTCGCCGTATCAACGGCGTAATGATGATAGCCAGTTTCGTCCTCATGGCCGACATATTTTCGGGCGGTTACGGTAATATCCGAACTGAGCAGAGCCTTTACAATCCTGCTCACAGTACGGGTGTAACTGCTTTTCGTAAACAGAGAAATCCGCACTTCCTGCACAGCGGCAGTCGGCGCATTATCCGCATGGAGTTCAAAGCTGTCGTACAGCGGAGTGAATACCAGATATTCGTCCGGTGCCTTTCCCGAATACACAGAGGTCTGCGCCGGGATTTTCAGCTTTTCAGCTATCGCAGAGAGTTCTGAAAGCAGACTCACAGCCCCTCCACCTCCTTTTCAAATGCGGATTTCATTGCGTCCACGCACTGCTTTTTCACAGCGGATTTCGCAGGTTTCAAAAAAGGTTTAGCGGACTGACTGCTTGTCCCGTACTCAAGAATATTTGCGATTTTAGCGTTGCTTGAACCGTCGGAACGAGGTTCGGAAAATCCCACTTTAATGTCGTGATTACCGTCTTTATCGACCCTAACAGGCGAAAGTCCGAGGGAGCGTTCCAGTTCTCCGGTGGAGCGGGACTTTCCTTTAGCGCCCGAGCCGACAACGGATTTCAGATTACTCCGAACCTTTGCGATAGCGACATCGCCGCCTGCCTGCAAAACCTTTTCGGCAATGCTGTCGGTCTGCGCTCCAAGCCGAGAAATCCTCGCAAGAAATTCATCGGGCATTTTTACATCAGCCTTAGCCACTCGGCTGCACCTCCTTTGCAAGCACTTCAATATACATTACTCTGCCTTTCACATCTTCGACAGAGGTTATTTCAAATACAGAGCCATCGCAGAACAGCCGCATATCCGTGGAGATTCTCACCCCCGGAATGGTGCGAAAACGGAACAGGTCGGAGGCTTCGGAAAAAGCGGCTCGGTTCGCCCATTTCTCACTGCCGTGCCTACCCTCACGATAGGCTCTGACCGTTGCCAGAACAACATCGGTTTCCGTCTGAAAACCCTCGTCATCAAGCGCGATCTGTTTCTGTGTTATCTCAATGAATTTATTCATCTTCCCGAAACTCACAGTAACCACCGCCTATCCAGTCGAAGCAGCATATTAACCGTGTCCCACACCTGTTTCCCCGCCTGAACATTATCTCCGAAAAAGCCGCCCGTGCTGCCGTCCCGCGATTCATAAAAATGCGAGGACAGCATTATTACCGCCTGTTCGGTAGTCGGCTGCATTGCGTTTTCTGAATAGTAATTCTCGGGCAAATGCTGATAGCTTTCGGCATAGGAAACAGCGGCGGTGATGAACCCTTTTATGAGTTCATCGTCCGCCGAGTGTTCAAGTATGAGGTTCTGCTTAACTTTCGTCAGTAATTCATTCATCATGAACCGGAGCCGGCTTTCATCTTGAGAATCTGCACGGCTTCGGGAAGTATCAGCTTTCCGTCAACGCGCTCCTTTGCCACAAAGCCGACCATGCCGTTGCCTGCATACAGTTCCTTGAGTTCCGCAAAGGAACGTGTGCCACGGTCGCCGATGTTGTAGTAACTGAAATCGCCGAATGCGATTACAGGCTTTCCTGCGGCGATAGTGGGAACATACGGAGAGGTATAAACCTCGTAGCCGAACAGCC